AACTAATCCCAGCAATTGTTGGGGGTAATTTTGGCTCACCGTTTGCTTTATATAGAAGTTTATTATTAATGTAGTCTAAATCATCTAAAAGAGAAACTACAAATCCTGGTATAAGAGGTTGAGTTTTAGCAGCTAATGATACTGATGGAATAGTTGCTTGAAGTATAAAAGATAATTCTTGTACTGAATTTATTACTCCTGAGGTGATTTGTAAAATTTGGGCTACTTTATCAATTTGAGTTGCAACACTATTAAGATCTTTTATTATGTTATTTATAGTTAATAAAATTTTTTCTGTTACTTGAGTAGGAGGGCAAGCATTTTCAATAATATATTGTTCTATTTCGTTTCTAAGAAGTAATATTAGGTTAGGAATTATTATAGTTTCTATTTTTTGAATTTGAGCATCTATTAATC